GCGACACGACTATTTTACATCGGCTCTACCATGGCCTCAGAAAGGCGAGGCTGTGCCGCTTGTAATTTCAGGGCAGGCTCCGGTTTACGGCCATGCCCTTTCCTCTGCTGGTGCTTCTCTCTCGCCTTCTCAGCCTATCCCGGCTTCCGGCCATCTGTGGCAACAGACGGACGGTTATTCTGCTACCAACACTTATACTGGTCCCCTCAAGGTGGACAATCCCGCCGACTTTAATGTATCAGGCCAATACACGGCCAGTGGCGGAGCTGGGGCTACAGCGTACCCCCAGTATTGGGCTAACAATGCAATGTACGGTCTTTCCTTGGCTACGGAGGCTCAGTACACGTCTAAGAATGCTGCGTTTGGCTCGGATTATTCATCTTCGATGTTCTTGCCTCCTTTCGCCGACATGTCGTCGGTCGATTCCGGTACGATCAACGATTTCCGTTTTGCCTTTCAGCTGCAGATGCTGCTTGAAAACGATGCCAGGGGCGGGACCAGGTACATTGAGCTTCTCCTGGTCCAGTATGGTGTGGTTTCCCCTGACTTCCGTTTACAGCGTCCAGAGTACCTGGGCGGCGGTCGCCAGGAGCTTACTATGATTACCGTTCCTCAAACTTCCGAAACTGGCACGACCGAGCAGGGTAACCTCTCGGCTTATGCTCTTTTCAATGGTGGCCGGCACGGCTTCTCGAAGTCGTTTGTTGAGCACGGCTATATCATCGGCTTGATGAATATCCGCACTGACCTGTCTTATCAGCAGGGCCAGCCGCGGCATTACGGTCGTCGTACTCGTTACGACTTTTATTTCCCCGCTTTTGCTCACCTTGGCGAACAGGTGGTTTATCAGCGTGAGATTTATGAGTCGAACAATGCTGTCGCTGAAGGTGGTACCTTCGGCTATCAAGAGTATGGCGCCGAATATCGTTATAAGCCGTCCGAAGTGGTCGGCTCGATGCGCTCTACCTCTGCAGCTTCCCTTGACGTCTGGCACCTGGTTCAGGAGTTTTCTTCAGCTCCTTCTCTCGGCCAGACTTTCATTGAGGAGGCAGTGCCGATCTCTCGCGTTACTGGCGTGAATACGCCTCATGAGTACTTCAAGACGGACTTCTACGCGGACATTCGTTCCGCGCGTCCGTTGCCTGTCTACAGCGTTCCTGGCCTCATTACGAGGCTCTAAGGGGGGACGGGGGGGCGAAGCCCCCATGTGGTAGCCAATGGAGCGAAGCGACCGGGAGGGGCTATGCCCCTCCCCCTCGCCGAGCCCCTTTCTAAATGGAGATGCTGAATGTTAGGTTCAATCTTAGGTTCTGTTGCTGGTTCTGTTATTCAAGGCGTTTTTAATGCGCGTGAGTCGAAGGAGAACCGCGCTTTTCAATCTCGTATGTCTAATACTGCTCATCAGCGTGAAGTCGCTGATCTACGTGCCGCCGGTCTTAATCCTCTACTCTCATCCAATCTCGGCGGCTCTTCTACTCCTAGCGGCTCTGCCGCTTCTATCTCAGCACCTGATATCGCAGGTGCTACTAATTCTGCTCGTCAGATTTCTCAGCAGGGCTCTTTGATTAAGGCTCAAATTGCTCAATCTGCTTCTTCTACTGCTCTCAATATGGCTGCAGCTCAGAAGGCCCGTGCTGAAACTCTTCTTACGAATCAATCCGTCCGCCGTGCGGCGGTCGAGGCTGACGCTGCCGAGTTCCTTGGTGGTGATCTCAAAGGAGCTGCAGGTGCAGCTCATACTGCCAAAGGCGTCGCCGAAATCGGCGGTGGCTTTTGGAATTCTCTTAAACGTGGTGCGAAGTCTGCCGCTAGATACGGCAAGGCTTGGCTGTCAACTAAGTAAGGAGGTACTATGTCGAAGTCTAAAGTTAATACTGAAACTGGTGAAGTCTCTCGCTCGTTCTATAACGGCCGTCCGCATCTGCGGCCGACCGTCGGGCCGTTTAATGACGGCCGGACGAAATCCGAGTTTGCTAAAAGCTGTGATCTTAAACAGCGTATCAAGGTTTACCAGGAGCGGGGTGTTCTCCCAGGTATGCGCCCGCCGCCTGGTCCTCAGAACGATATCGATTTGACTGACTATCCCGATACCTATCATGATGCTCTTAGCCTGGTCGCGCGCGTTGGTCAGCATTTTGCCAACCTGCCGTCCGAGGTTCGGACTAAATTTCATAATGATCCTAAGCTCTACCTGGCCGATATGGAGGCCAGGCAGAAGGCCTCCCAGGAGGCCGCTATGCAGGCCGCTGGCATGGCCAGGGAGGCCGTTCAGTATGATTTGGAGGGTAAGGTGGCCGCAGGCCGTCTGAAGGCTGCTGAGCGCGATAAGCGCGTTAAAGCCGCTATGCAGGATCCTCCTCTTACCCCGCCGAAGGAGGGGTGATGGTTTGGGCACAGTTAGTCACTTGATCTAACTGTGCCCATTGACCAAGATTCATTGAATTTTTTCTTGGTCTCTGTTTTACTTCTTTTTGAAAAGGAGGTGATTTTATGTCTGGTTTCCGTAAGCCTATGTCCAAGAAGGGCTCTCAGAAGCTCTTTAAGTCGAAGGCTAAGAAGGTTCATCCGAAGAACCATTATTCTCCCATGAGGGGGGGTATTCGTCTTTGATGACAAAAAACCCCCGGTGGGGACCGGGGGTTGAAGTGTTGAAACCTATGGGGGGTTCATGTCCTGTTATACGCCGTTAACGGCGTGGCGTCAAGCTGGCTCCAGCTTGTTGACTTTTTCGGTTCGCGATCGTCTTCGCCCCGATTTATCGCCTGATACTACCTCGATGCTCTTGCCGTGCGGTGACTGCATCGGCTGTTTGCTCGATCGATCACTTAAATGGGCCGTGCGTTGTGAGCACGAGGCCCTTTATCATGAGGAGTCTTACTTTCTCACCCTTACTTTTTCGGACGATTATTTGCCGTCCGATTTATCTTTGCGCTCATGGCATTTGCAGGATTTTTGGAAGCGTCTACGCCATCAGCTCGATCTCGAAGCGGAGTTTTTTGATGGCCCTCTTGCAGGTGAAGTTCCTCGTATTAAGTATTATGCGGCTGGTGAGTACGGTGACGAGAATTTTAGGCCGCATTATCATGCTACTGTTTTCGGTCTACCTCTTAGGAGGCTGGGCGATCTTGTTTACCATGCGAAGTCTCAGGACTTTACTTTATATCGCTCTCCTTGGCTTGAGCGTCTTTGGCCTTGGGGTTTTTCTACTGTCGCTGAAATGACTTTTGAGACTGCTGCATACGTGGCCAGGTACTGTACTAAGAAGCTCTTTAAAGAGCGTGATATGTATGCTGAGGTCGGTGTGCTTCCGGAACGGGCCTGGATTTCTAAAGGCCTCGGTCGCAGCTGGTATGATGATTTTGCTGCCGAGACCTGGCGTGATGATTATATCGTTAATTCCCGTGGCCATCAGATGGCCGTTCCCCGCACTTATATGCGCTGGCTTGAAGCTCAAGACCTTTCCCGGGCTGAAGCTATTAAAGCTGCCCGGGTTCCTGATTTGGAGGATCGTTTAAAGATTGTTGACGACCTTCATTCTGGTCGCCATAATGTTGCTATGCTTGTCAAGGAAGCCTCATTAACAGCGGGACGCCTTGACCGTTGCCGCTAGATGAAAGGACGCATCTATGTCTACGCTTAAACTCTTTGCTATCCGTGATCTTAAGGCCGCTACTTACGGCCAGATTATTTCACTTCCCACTCGTGCGGTCGCTACGCGCACCTTCTCGGAGTGGACTCGTAATCCCGATTCCTTTTTTGCTAAGTATCCTCACGACTTCGAGCTTTTTGAGCTCGGTGAGCTTGATCAGGTGACGGGTCGGATTACTTTGCTCGATACGCCCGACTATGTGGTTCGGGCTTCCGATCTTCTTGCGTCAGCGTCCTGACGCAGTTGACTGAGGGGGGTGTTTTTTAACACCCCCCTCTTTTTTTTCCTTTAACCAACGGAGGCTTTATGTCTGCTGTTACTTTACCAAAGGTTTCTGAATCTGAGCTTTTGCTTTTGTTAGAGCTTGAATTCATTGCCCGTACTAAGTGTCCAGAGGAGCTTAAGGCTCCTCTTTATCGTCTTGATCGTTTACGTCAATCAGAGGAGTGCTTTTAATGTTTCCCCAAACACCCCGTCAACCTTCCCAGATGTCTCATTCTTTTTCGAACGTGCCGGCTGTGCATGTTCCTCGTTCGGTTTTTAAACGGCCTTACGAGCGTCACATGACGAATGGGACGGATTATTTATATCCGTTCTATGTCGAAGAGGTGATTCCTGGCGACACTCACACTCTCTCCGGGCGCTTCGTTTCGCGTCTTACTACGCCTATTGTTCCCTTCATGTCTAACTTGTATTTGGAGACGTTTTTCTTTTTCGTCCCCAATCGCCTGGTCTGGTCTCACTGGGAGCAATTCATGGGCGAGCGTAAGCCCGACCCTGACTCTTCTATCGATTATACTTTGCCTTTGATGTATCGTCCCTCCGCGACTGGATGGGTCGAGTTCTCTCTTCAGGACTATCTCAACTATGGTTGTCCTGGTGTGGTTGGTGACAACACTTCTGCTTTCGCTGCTCACAACCTTGTCGGTCGAGGCTATAACCTCTGCTATAACGAATTTTTCCGCGATCAAAACTTGATCGACTCTGCTACTGTCGATATCGATGATGGACCGGATGCTGTCGCTGATTACGTTCTACGAAAACGAGGTAAGCGACACGACTATTTTACATCGGCTCTACCATGGCCTCAGAAAGGCGAGGCTGTGCCGCTTGTAATTTCAGGGCAGGCTCCGGTTTACGGCCATGCCCTTTCCTCTGCTGGTGCTTCTCTC